TGCTTTCGTCAATGGAATCATGGAAGGCCGCGAATGGATGTTTATTGATGGAATCTGGCAAGAAAGAGAAGCAGCTGCGGCCAAGAAACTTATTAGAGAATCCTCCAAGACTGATTTGAATAAGAATATAGTAAAAGTCTTTAACGATTATTTCCGTAAACTTTAATGAATTCTTTTGATCCATCCACCCAAGATCTACTTCTGAAGATTGTTTCAGAAAATATTGATTATCCACTTGGTGCTGAAATATTTGAAAATTTTGATCAAGACTTTTCAAGTATTCGATCTGGATTTACGGGAACCGCTCCAAAAGAACAAAAAATGTTACGTTCGCAAACGCCAGAGGGTGGCAACTATGGTGTCGGCGGTCCTGTAGGAAAGAAGAAAGATACCGGAAGAGATTCAAGAGTTTTGTTCGGTGATTACGAGGATGATGATCTGGGATTGGCTACCGCTGCTGGCGCGTATGCAATAGGTAAGACTGCAAAAACTGTTGCCGATACTCTCGACAAGTATGGTGCTCAGGCATTGGGGAATTACATTGGTGCGAGCGGCATGCTTTCAAAGCTTCCTAATAATTTTTTGGGTCAGATAGCAAGAGCAGCAACAAGTAAGGCTTTCATGGCTGTCCCCGGGCTAACTTCAACACTTTTAAGAAATATTGCAAAAATTTCTGGTTCTGAGGTTTTTGATGCAAACGTATCTGAGATAGGAACAAATGCAGAAAAACTGGCTTTCCAGGGTGCTGGATCTCCTTGGGTCAAGCCTGTGCTTTCTGGAGATGAAAAAACCAAGCGTTATGGGTATGATCCAAACCGCGAAACCGATGAAGCATTGCAAGCAGCCAAAAGAAAAGAAGAAATCGTAAAGTATCGTGGTCTTGGCCACGTTATTCCATAATTTTAAATTTACTAAATAATTAACAAGGATTCCTTTAATATGAAAAACACAAGAAAGAAGAATATTTCAGAACAAAACGCCCCAATGGCAAGCTATGCCATCTCAAACAATGCGGGCGATATGGATGCTACCGGCAGGGGATCTATGATCTCTCCTCCAATTGATTTTGGTGGAGCTGCAATGGCACAAGCCAGAACCCCAATTGGTGGTATGCAAGCCCCAATGCAACCCATGGCATCTGAGGATGAGGGTGAAGAGATGGAAGAAACCGAAGAAATGGAAGAAGGCGAAGAAGAAGTTGAGGCAACTCCAACTTCTATGCCATATGAAACCACTGAAGAAGTTAAGCGCGAATTCAGAGGCGCATTGGTATCTCTCTTGGGAGAAGATGTCGATGCTTCCTTGATTTCTCAACTTGAAGCAATCTTTGAAGCTGCAGTCACCGACCGCGTAGAGAAGTCAGTTTCCATCATTGCAGAAAACATGGACAGCAATGTCAAAACCTATCTCAATGACGTAACCGAATCATTAGTCGAGAAGGTTGATGATTATCTGGATTATGTCGTTGAAGAGTGGATGACCGAGAACGCTGTTGCTGTCGAACAGGGCGTCAAGACCCAAATTGCCGAAAACTTCATCAGCGGCCTCAAGAACCTCTTCGAGAACCACTACATCGATGTTCCTGCAGAGAAGTACAATGTTCTTGACGAACTATATGCTTCTAACCGTGAACTTGAAGCCAAGCTCAATGAAGCCGTCAAGCACAACATGGACCTCAAGAAAGAAGTTTCACTCACCGAGTGTGCTGGCATCTTTGTTGCAGAAACAAGAGATCTTGCAGATACCCAAGTCGCCAAGCTACAAAACTTGATGGAAAACGTCAATTTCGGTAGCCCAGACGAGTATAGACAAAAACTAGTTGCAATCCGCGAAAATTATCTATACAATAAAGTTCCGGCCCGTGTAACTGAACCCGAACAAACCTTTGCCCCGGTAAAGCAAACCCCCTCAACTTTGGTTGAGAGCTATGTTGGTGCACTAGGTCGTATTCACAAGAAATTGTAATTTTTACTTTTACTAAATAATTTTAACTCACTAGGAGATAACTACTACAATGAATTTTCAAGACAATACACCATATGACATTCTCACAGAAAAGTGGGACCCTGTCTTAAATCACGAAGCCCTTCCAAAAATCCAAGACGATTACCGTAAGAAGGTCACTGCCGTCCTACTCGAAAACCAAGAGCAAGCTCTTCGTCAACAACACTTGATCGAAGACATGGGTGGCAACTCCAACCTCGGTGGTCCATCTTCGTCCACTCTTTACAACAACGGCCAAGTTTCTGGTTACGATCCAGTACTTATTTCGTTGCTCCGTCGTTCCATGCCAAACTTGATGGCCTATGACATCTGCGGCGTTCAGCCAATGACTGCCCCAACCGGCCTCATCTTTGCTATGCGCGCCAATTACCAATACTACGGTACTGGTGGTTACACCTATGGCAATGCCAACTATGCCGAAGCTATGTTCCAAGAGCCACAACCATCTTACGGTGGTTCTGGATGGACCTTGCCAACCGGTTATAATGGTTTGTGTGCTGGTTTCGGTGCAATCTATGGTTCATCCGCCTCCATCAAGCCAACCGGAGCTCAACTTGCCAATCTACGTGGTATCTTGACTGCAAACGGCGAAGGAATCGGTAACAGAAGCACAGGTGCTTACCAAAACTGGAACCAAATGGCCTTCTCAATCGACCGCGTTGCCGTACAAGCTCGTACTCGCGCTCTGTCCAGCAACTACACAGTCGAATTGGCACAAGATCTTAAGGCTGTTCACGGATTGGATGCCGAAGCCGAACTCGCAAATCTTCTCAGCACAGAAATTCTTGCTGAAATCAACCGCGAAATCGTCAAGACCATCTACTTCGTCGCAAAAGCTGGTTCAGTACAACCAGATATCGCAACCCCAGGCACATACGATCTTGAGATTGACTCTGACGGTCGTTGGTCGGCTGAACGCTTCCGTGGCCTCAGCTTCCAAATCGAGCGTGAGTGCAACCAAATCGCCAAGGAAACCCGCCGTGGTAAGGGCAACTTCATCATCTGCGATAGCGATACCGCAGCTGCCCTCGCTATGTCTGGCTTCATGAGCCTCAGCCCAGCAATCATGCCACAACTCAACGTTGATGATACCCAAAGCACCTTTGCCGGTATCCTCAGTGGCAAGATTCGCGTATACATCGATCCATATAGCCCAGCAGGATATAACTTCTTCTGCGCCGGTTATAAGGGCGAATCGCCATACGATGCTGGTATCTTCTACTGCCCATACGTTCCGCTACAAATGGTACGTGCAGTCGATCCTAACACTTTCCAACCACGTATTGCCTTCAAGACCCGTTATGGCGTCGTTGCGAACCCCTTCGTTCTCAACGGTCAAAACACTCCAGACGGTGACAGCCTCACCGCTGGCTTGAACCAATACTACCGCTTGACCAACATTCTCCACCTACACGGCAACAGCTGATAGGTAGTCGGTCAAAGGAAAGTAAGTAGTCCTTTCGAGACCTCCCCAGAAATGGGGAGGTCTTTGCTTTTGCATAAATAATTTTATGAGCTGTATTGCCAATATCAATCCTTTATACAACAGTTATTTTACTTTAAGATTCGGAAGAGGAACACAGCAATTTGAATTAAATTGCCAAAAGGCAAATTTGCCTGGTTGCACGATACCAGAAACTTCGCAGCCTACTATTTTTGGAACTACAATTCCAGTTCCTACTATGCAATTCAATTATGAGACTCTTAATGTCGAATTTATAGTAGACTCGGAGCTGACAAACTGGAAAAGTATATATTCTTGGATGAGAAATTTGGCAAATATTGCAACTGATCAAGATATTGCAGTAAACTCTGGCAGAGACAATAATACTCCAGGAATTAATTTACCTTATCAGGATTGGCATCACGAGGCAACTTTAACAATATACGATCCAGCAAATAGATGTCCATCTTTGGCGGTAACTTTTAGATATATTATTCCCACAAGATTGAGCGGGATGGTATTCCAATCGGATAGCGCAGACGCAATAATACAAAAAGCATCGTGTCAGTTTAAATTTTCCTATTATGAACTAAATCCAGACGCTTCAGGAAATCTTAAAAATCAAAGATAATCTTTTGGATCATCTGACCAACCTTCTGCAGAATTTGGATCTGCCTCTGGTTTAAAAGGTATCTCAGACGTTGTAGGATCGATTCTGCGGCGTTTCTTCTTGCGGGATGGCTTCTGGGCCTCTTTTGGTTCTGGAAGGCTTAGAGGGGCTTCTGGCTCATTTTCTTCCGTTTCTGAAGAATTTTCCTCTTCTTCAATTTCATCCAATATTTCATTCATAACTCCATCTGCTTCAAAATTTTCAACAAGATCATTTACAAAATTTACAAAATCTTCATTGTTAAACAAATCATTAAGCATATGCAAACCAGCTTCTGGACCCAATAAAATTTCATCATGCCCGTTGGTTACGATAGAATTCGGATCAGTCTTCATGGCTATGAAAAATGCATCATACATTTTATTCAAATGTGGTATCGGTATGGCCATATATAATACAGAACTGCGCTGTATAGTTATTTCGTAATTTAATACATTGGCTGCATAATTAGTTAATTTTACAAACTCGACTATTTCATCTTTTCCTTGTTTGGAAAAAGCTGTTTCTAGTTTAGCTGGTAAAATAATTTTAATTCTGTCGATTGAAGCGTCTTGAACTATTCCTATTAGCTCGTCGCCATTTACAAGTTTTACAACTCTTACAATACCGTCGAAGTGAGATGTGGGTACCAGGTCGGACATAACACCCCTCCTCACTTATTTATCTTTTGGTAGTTCCATCGACACTATCTTGTAATCAAACTTTTCTTTCTTGTATATCTTTATGCGTTCTTCAAAATGTTTGAATACGTGATTCTTGTAAGACTTGGTGCAAAGATCATCAACGATATCAAAAACCTTGAGTGTTTTCTTGCGGGCAGAGACACGCAAGCCTCTACCGATGCTTTGCAGCAATCGAATTACTGATTTAGTAGGTGACGCAAAAATGATATTGTCAAGATTAACAATGTTGATGCCAGCACTAGTAGTGCCATAGCTGGCCACAAGGATCGCGTTTTTTTCCGTGTCGATGACGCGGCGGATGTATTCTCTTGCGTCTGCATCCGTTTTTCCGTAGATAAGATATACTTTTCTATTGCCAGCCGCTGCCTTAAGGAGAGCGTGCAGGGGCTTCCCTTGTCCTTCGACGTAGTTGAAGAGGACGAGGGTGTTTCCTTTGGTGCTGAGTGCGAGGTCTCGGATGAACTCATTGCGCCTATCATTACTTATAAGCCACTTGATTTCGTCTGGGTATCTTTGCTTTTTAAGCAACTCTTTTTCGGCTTCGGTGTACTTCAACAGTATGGCGTCGATTCCAAGGGTGGCAAGCAATCCCTTGGTCATCAGGTTCTTGGTCTGAATGAACTGTATGGCAGGCCCCAAGATGCCTTCAATGCTGAGACGGTGTGCCTGTGCCTGATCTAGGGTTCCAGTTGTTCCGATTCGAAACCAAGCCTTAGACATCTTTTGGCCAATCATGTTTATCGACTCGGCCTTGGCTTGATGACATTCATCGAAGATCACTGCATCAAATTGGTCAAACCACTCTCTTGGAAGTTTGTAGACAGATTGCCAAGTGGAGACAATGATTGACTTGTTTGTTTCTTTCTCTGCCCCGGCACTGATCTTGTGTACCGACTTTCTGCAATTCCACTTGGGATCGTTCTTTGAATAGTCAAAGAAGTCAGACTCCATCTGGTTCACAAGTCCAACCGTGGGCACAAGAATCAATATTTTTCTGTCTGACTTTATCACGGATAGTAGCCAACGGAGCAAGACGTATATTATTAAACTTTTTCCAGAGCCTGTCGGTGATATAATCACGCACCGGTGATTGTTTATAGCGTGGATGATCGCTTGTGACTGATGTGGGTGCATTTGTATAGAAGACTTTTTCACCGTCACATTTAGTCCAGTATAGAGCGTAGCAAGTTCCTCCGGTGTTATGCATAGGTTTTTTTTGCTTTCTTTGAAAGAAATTGAATACTTGCGCTCGTCGGCAAACTTTTTTAAATAAGTCTTCAAACCCCGGGGAAGAGTAGATGTAAGGATATCATACAGACGAATTTTGCCGTCCCATATTCTGCGTTTGAACATGGGCATGTATTGGGCACCGGGAACCATGAAGGAAAAATAATCCCTCAGTTCCTTCTTTATCGCGTTGTCTGTTTTGATGTAGTAACGAACTTCATCATTAGATTCAACTTCAATATCCACATAATATTTAGACCACGCCGTTCATCATTTTGTGCCACTCTATGGCCGACTTGATGGCAAAGTTTCTGTTGTTGAGTGAACGCAAAAATTCCTCAACCATTTTTAGTTTTACTTCGCTGACGGCTATCTTGGATTTTAATTCAATAACTTTTGAATCAGCCTCTACAAACTGCTCAACATCACTTTTTAGCAAAGTTAGATCGGATGGATCTTCGCCCCAGGATTTCAACTCCTCTTGGGAAGCTTTGCCTGTGTAGATTTTCCACTTGCGCAACTTTAAAATTGCCAAGTCGTGCTGTTGTTTGGTCAAAAGTAATTTGACATCTGATAGGATCGTAAGATACTTTGAGTGTATTTGAGGTATCTTAAGAGACTCTATTCCTAACTCTGTAGAGTCTATTTGAGAGTCTTTAGTAATAAGTTCTTTAAGGTTCTCTAGATTCATCTTTTAAGATGTATTATAAAGTAACTCTAG